ATCTTGCATATATTGAAACGGTTCTCATGGAAGTTCTGAATAAGTTTTTTCTGAAAGGGATATTGCCGAAAAGGAACTAATCCCTCATCAAGAGATACAATCTTAATATAGTTATTTGCAAAATAAACAGGATCGTCTTTACACTTCAAGAACTCTTGAATGTTCTCTTTCGTGAACTCAATCGGTGTATTTGCTTTTTTTAGATTTGGATTACCAAGATAAACTTCACTCATTATATTAAAAAAATTATATTATACTCTAACACCAAATGGATTATTTGGTGTACCACCTTTAATTAGACCGCCTGGTGTGGCTGCATTTCTCAGATAATCACTTGCTGGTTGATCTCCTCTTGGACCTGTTGCAGGAACACTCTTAAATAATGGTTTATCGTGAGAAGCAATCTTATCCTTTTGTTTTTTTACTTTGTCCTTTAATAATGTTGCTTCTATAAATTGATTAAATGTTTTCATCAGCAGTTCCACCTTCTAAGTGCCTTATTAATTCTTGAATCTGGATCTCTTGCAGTTTTTGCAGATGTAAGTCTCTTCTTCATACCTTTCATTCTTCTACAGAATGATAATCTTCTCTTTGCATCTTTAGAACCTTTCTTTAGTTTCTTTGGATCTTTTGTTACAGCAGTTTTTAATTTAGAACCAGGATTCTCACGACGATATGCCTTGACTGCCTTTTTACTTAAACCATCAGTCTTATCTTTACGATTAACCTTCTGCCAATCTTCACCTAAATCATCTCTCCAGTCAGAATGCTCTTCTTTAATTGGTTTTGGTTTGATAACATCTACTGTTTCTATTTCAGTAAATTTAATATCATCTTTATTCCAATCTTGAACAAGTAATGCTTCATCAGCAATATTCTCATTCATTTTTTTCTTTTTCTTTTTCTTCTTTTTATCCATAACAATTTTAGTTGCGATTGCATACTTCACATTCTTATCACCATATCTATCTTTCATATCTTTGGTGCTAATTGCATCAGCAATCTCATCACGTTTTTTGATATCTTTTTTGGTCATCACTTTCTCATCAATAACTTCACCCTTTTTTTCTACATGATCAACGACTTCAGAACCAGCACCTGTACTAGTAGCATAAAATCTTTTTAACGCACCAGGTGTATAATTTGGAAATTTAACCTTAGTTCCAATTTTTTTTGTAAAAGGACTCATCGCAGTGTTTACAACTTCTTTAGCAGAATTGTTCTTTTCTTCCAAAGAAGGAGTTTCGACCTCTAACTCCTCCTTCTTAGTCTTTTTTACGCAGTTTGGATACCTCTTACCAAACATTGTTTTCATACCCTTCTTTTCATATCCCTTCCAACACTTCTCGTCAAGTTCTTGTCTCCAATCACTTTTATTCTCTTTTATTTCTTCATCCTCATGAGGAACAGTATTTCCATCAGCATCTTTCTTATGATGCTCTACTATTTCATCTCTCCAACGATGATGTGGTGTCTTGTAAACTTTTGCTTCATATTCAACTTCTTCCTTACGACTATTACCCCAGTTTGCAGCACCAACCTTACGACACTTAACTAATGCACCAGATGCATATGCACTTGGCCAGACTGAATATCTTGACTTAACTTTATGATAGCAAGCATCCTTTTTACCACTACCCTTTCCTTTTCTATCCTTTACCTCTGTAATTGTGTTGTGGCACTCACACTCACAATCATCACAACTTTCACCACACTGTTCACATCCTTCTTCTAATATTGCATCTCCAACCACCACACCATTCTCGGTAAACCAACCACGATTAACTTCAATTGCATATCTTATCTTGCCATCAGGATATACAGGTATCACACTGTGTGGATTTAATTCTTTTATACTTTCTATTCTACCCTCTTCGTTTATAAAAGCAATATCAAGAGGTATGAAAGTATTCTTCATATGGAAAGAATGATGATCTGTATCCTCAAATATAAACAACATCCCTCTATCTTTCCCTAAACTTTCACGGAACATTAAACCCAATCTAAATTCTGCGTCGTTCTTTGGTACTTCAAGCATAAGAGGCAATGAAGTAAATTCAGTTTCGTCTTTCATGGTCTTTTTCTTTTTCTTTTTAGGTTTATCAGTTGAAACATAAGTTGGTTTTGCAGCACCAGTTTTGGATTGCTGATTTGGATCTGCCTTTTTCTTTCTTCTCGCTGCAGATAATCTCTCTTTCTTACTCATACTTGCTCTCTTTGCAGAAGAAACACATTTAGGTGTTCCCTCACCTGGTTCATCACTGGCACAAGTTCCACCTGTAACCACGTTGACCCATCCACCTTTACCGTCCTTAGATTTAGAACCCTTGAACCATTTGTGAAGTGAACCTTCTTTCACCTCTTCTTTATCAGTCATATAATCAGCAGCGGTATCAAGATAATCTGCTGCTTTTGTAATTTTGGACTGAACCCACGCTTTCACGTCACCTTCACCATCACCAACTTTCTTTTTGATTTTCTTCGCAGCGACCATTATATTATCAGTTTGACGACGAATCATTTCATATTCGTGATCACCCTTCTTTTCTTCATTCATCGCTTTCGTTTTCTTTTTCATTGAGTTGATGTATTTTCTAAAGATTGCGGCTTCAGAGGTCTTACCCATCACTCTTGCTCTTTGCTCCATAGCAATTGCTGCTTGAATTTTATGAGCATGTGATCTACTTGATTTCCTAATTTTTGCCACACTCGCTTTCGCTGTAGCGACATCCTTGAAACCAAGTCCATGAATAGTTCCTTTAGGATCTTCATCTGTATATAAATCGCTATGTTTTTTAGACTTAGCGGGTTGACCTTTTTTGCGAGGAATTCGAGGATTTGATTCTTCGTTTACTTTTTCAATGTAATCCGCTTGTTTCTTGTGACTCTTAACTGATTTTCTAAGTTGCTTTACAATCTTAGTCAGTTTTTTGTCTTTCCCCTCATTCATCTGTTTTTTCTTGCCCTGACAATGTGCCTTTTGACTAAACCCTTTTGGATTATCACAATCAATTGACTTTTTATATTTGTCAGACCAACCCTCTTTAACAAGGAAACCATCCTCACGCATTTTATATCCGTCAGGAATTGGTTTACACTTCTTATCGTTGTTGCAGTAGTAAAATCCCTTTTTGCAGGACTTTTTGCCCATTATGATTATTCAGAGTTATTACTATTTAGTATTCCATCTTTTAACATTTTTGACAATTCACTCGTTGAACCAACAAATAATGCATTGTTAGTGACTGTGCTTTGTTTTTTAGGATTATCTTCATCAATCTCTTTTAATTTCTTATGTAAGTCTGCTAACTTATCTGTGGTGTCTGCAACACTTTTAATCAATTGTCCAGCAACCTCATATGCTCTTGGACTTGCAGTTTCACCAGCAACCTCCATAATACCATTTATTGCCTCTTGACCCTTTTCAATCAAAGAATATAAATTACCTCTTGTATAATCATAATCCTTACTTACATCATCAGTAAGTTTTTGTATTTGACTTTTTCTCTGCTCTTCTTTTACAATGTCAGTTTCTTCAACTGGATCAGTGTTAAAAGTATCATTCAATGAGTCATAAGAGTTTTTCATGATTAGATATCTACTTTTCGAGTAGGACTAAAATCTTTTCCATCAGCAAAGAACGAACGTGTCTCCGTAAATCCAAAGTCATCACCAGGTTCAATGAATGGTTCATCTTTAGTATCTATAACATTATCTTGATTATAATCCTTTTTCGCCTTTGGTACAACAGTATATCTTTGTACTCTTTTTGCTGTTTGTGTATTTGTATCAGCATAGTAATCCAATTGAACCTTACGGATAAGTCCTTCTGGAGTATTAGCAATATGTCCAAACATGAATGTTTTTGCAGTAAAGGATAATGTGTATATCAGTGCTCTTCTTGTTGAAAAATCCCCTTCATAGTCATCTTGTTGATTGATTGAATTTAATATCATCGGCACATCTCTTTTTTCACCAATTGACTTAACTAAATCAATTGATAGTGTAAAACCAGGTTGAAAGAATGGTAAAATTTGTTCTAATATTTGTAATCCATCATCTTGTAATTTACATAAAATATTTAACTCAAACCCTAGATTATAAGGAACGGGCATAAAAACTTTTTTTAACTTATCGCCATCGTCTGCATCTGTTGCCTTAAACGTTTGTGTAATACCTGCTTTTCTTGTAGCATCATAATTGATACCCGTAATCTCAAATGACATACGAGGTAATGTGATTTGAGTCGCTTTATTTAATTCTGGTTGTTGTTGTATTCTTGCTAAAAATTTTTGTCTTGGACCGTATGCAACTGGAACTTTTAATTCAGATATTACATTTCC